ACGTGTTGATGTTGGCGTCGAGCGTATCACTCTGCGCTACATCGCCGAACACGGTGCGCTCCCCGCCGACGGCATTGGCCCCGAACGCCTTAAGGTTGCCGTTGAATCTGTCGATTTTTGCCATTATAGTGCCACCCTTTCCGCGAACCGCCCGCCGACCTGGGCGGCATCAAATCTATCAGCCCATTCGAGCGCGCCGACATTGTCGGCAAATCCGAAAGTTCCACCAACTTCGGCCAGGACGGCTGAATCATACCGCACCCCCTGCGGCTTGGGTAGTAGACCCGATGACACTATTGCATTCAGTCTGATCAGGTCGTAAGTCGGTGAGACATACAGCGTCAAGGTCATATCCTCGTTGTCGATCACGTATGCCCGCCCCTCAAACAGTGTTTGGACTGCGTTCTGTATGGATATTTCAGTGTGCGAGACCATAAAACCCGACCCGTTATTCACCGCGATTCTTGCACGGATGAAAAAGCGGTAATCGTTGTCATCCAACTCCAGATTGGTGTACGCACGTTCGAACTTATTGCGGAACGGTGCACGGTTCGTAAGTATCAGGAATTTGTCATCAAAGCCGCGAGCGTTTACGTAGCCACTGAAGCCGAAAGCGACCTTAGGGACAACCAGCGGGACGATGCGCGAAATGCCGACGATCTTGCCGATGATGTCCAACCGGTGGCCGGTCGCATTGTCGAGGTCGAACTCTTCACCGAACTGGCGCAGGATGTCGCGCACAGGTTCCCACGTTGCAGCCTGCAGCTCGATCTCCGCTCGCGCATTGGGTTTATCCCAATACTGCTTAATCAGCAAATTGCGGTAGGCGATGGTGAAGTCGGTCATGGCGGTGTAACGTCGGTGATCGCAATATTCGCCACGGCGATGGTGAATTTTTCATCGGGCGCCGGATCGAGTCGCCCATCGGTGTAAGTTACGTTATCGTCGCTGACCAGAAGGTTCGTCACAACGTATCCGGCCCCCTCGATGTACGCATATCGGTACATCCCACCCGCCGACACATGATCTGAAATGCGGAACGTTCGGGCAGCCATTGATGCCTTGATCATGTCTTGGTCAATCGGGTCGCCACCCACTCCAGCAACGTCGAGGCTGATGTACAGCGGTACTTCCGTAGGACGGTCGAACAGCGCGGTATGCACCAGCACATAGGACGTGCCATTGGATAAAGTGATGGTCTCGTTGTATGTGCCCGACACCGTGCCGCGCAGACCCGTTCCGCCCGTTTTATTCTCGATGATCGCCTCAACGATGTCCGCAACGGTTCCGCCCTCGACCACAATCCATAGAGTGTGGGCAACCGTACCATTCGCATCCGCAGTGTCGGTGTCATTTTCATAGACCTGTAGATCCGTCACGCCCGGTAGGTTTCCGATAGCCGCGAACATCCCGCCCCGCGTGCTGGTCGCCGATGTTTCGAGCGATAAATTCCGGCGAATGCGTAGTTCTTCGTCGGTCTCTTCTTCGACACCGATAGTCGCTGCAGCGGTATTCATCACGGACATCACGCCGATGATGATGGTGGACGGCGTGATGATGGTCCCGATGTCGGCCTCAACCGCGCCGAACGTCTGCGAGACCAGCGTCACCGTGTTCGCGCCCGTCACCAGTGTAGCCGCCTCGCTGGTGATCCACAATTGCCCGAGTTCGTCCTCGACGGTGTAATCGGCAGGCAGCGTGAGGTCGCGGTTCGTCGTCACCGTCACATCGACCTGCGACCGTGTGGCCGGCCGCCGGACGATGCCGGACAATTTGATGATCTTGTTCAGCATCTCGCCGCTGGAGAAGTCGGGGTCGAACTGGTTATACAGCCCCAGGGCGAAGGCCTGCATGTCTAACCGAGCCTTCGCCTCGATACCCACGCGCTGACCGTCCGGGCTGTTCGGGTCGAGGCGGATGTCCGGCCCGTATATAGCCCGATAGCCCGCCTCAAGTTCGGCATATATCTCGTCGTATGTCTGAATGGTCAGGCCATCCGGTGTGAACGTCAGGGTCATGGTATGGTCAGGCTCTCGTTAAATCGCTCGTCGAATATGTCAACCGCGTCAAGTTCAATCGTCATCACGCGGTCGCGTCGTGAGGTGATGATATTCAGCCGATTGATCACGCGCACGCCGTCGGTGTTCAGCACCACGGTCTCCACCTCGCGGCGGATGCGTTGCTCGGTTTGTTTATTGCCGAGTAGGTCGAACCACGGGATGCCCGCAGTCACATCGAGGAACCAGTCATCGGTGAACGACCGCAGCCGCGTGACGACGTTCTGGCGCACAGCTTCCGACCGGCTCACATAGACCGCCTTACCGCGCCCGAAGCGCCAGTCGCCATCGGCAGTGAGTCCCGAGACGCGCATCAGGTGGGCACTCCCGTAGTACCCGGCGCCGTGGTGACGGGGTGGGTGTGTGTCTTGAGGTGGACAGTTCCGGCAACCACATCACCGGTCGTCTGGATGTCAACGCTCGAAGTCATCGCGCCGCCGCTCAAGCCGCCGAATCCGCCGGCAGCGATAAGCCCTGTGCATGTGAGGTTGCCGTTCACCAGAACATTACCGGTAAACGTCACGTCGCCTGTAACTTCCATATCGCCGGTCTGCGTGTACGCGCCATTCAGTGTCACGTTGCCCGTCAACGTGCTGTTACCGGTGCGCGTCATGTTTCCCGTGTGGGTGTAGTTGCCGATCTGCACGGTATCGCCGACCTGCTTGATCGTCGTGGGGATCGCCAGCGCCCCGGCCAGCGGGTTGATGCCGACGATAGCGATCCCGTCGCTGTAGTCGTGCATGCGCAGTTCCGGCGGCAATTGGTAATCCTGCCCGCCCCACCAGCGGTCGAAACAGCGTTCGGTGAAGATCAGCAAGGCGTAATCGCCGACGGCAAGGGGATAGGCGGTATAGCTGCCGCCACCCTGCATCACCAGGACCGGCACATCGACGAACTCGGGAAGCTGGATGCTCACGCCATTCACCACCCGATTGACGACCGGGCGGCAACTGATCGTTTTCGCGCCAACTGCGGTCACGCTGGCAATGGTGGACGTGTGAACGTTGGCGAGGGCATGACCTATCGCGTCCATCATCACGTCCAGCAGTTCCTTGCGGTCGCTCATCTCAGCACCTTGTAGTTACCGGCCGGATTGGCGGTGCAGCTCATCTGCCAGCCGGTGCCGTAATTGTCGCCACTGTACCCGATTTCAATGATCCGATAAACCCCGTTCATGTGCGGCGCACTGGTAGTTTCGAGGTCGCATAGCCCGCCCAGCCGCAGGGATGGGTTCATTAGGCTATCAAAGGTCGTCCGCGCCATCTCGCGGGTTGGCATGTTGAGCAGGCCGGTCGATGCATCGACTACAGGCACGAAGCTGCTCACCACATCGCCCTCTTTCAGCACGTAAAGCTGTTCGTCGTCGATGAACCACGTCGCCCCCGCGTCCAGCAGGTCATCCAGCACACGGGCGGCAGGGCCGACCAGCACGCGCGGGCGGACGAGCGGCGACTGCTCTGTCACCTTCCCGCGCTCAAGGCCCGCAGAGGTGCGTACGGCCTCCAGCGCCTGTTCCTTGCCGCGCACCGTGGTCGAGATGAACGTGCCGAGGATCTGCGCGCCGCCGTCCAGGCATTCCAGTTCAGTCACCATGTCCGGCCCTTCGCGGTAATTCAGGCCGCGCTGCACCGTGCCCTTGAAGATAAGCGCCATCGTCCCCTCGTACCCGACGCGCAGGCGGACAGGGATGTGTTCGTGTCCCTCTCTGTCCTTGGTCAATGCGAGACGGTTGGACGGCTGCAGGTTGTAGATGCGGCAGGTCATGTTATTCAGCCCGCCGGCCACCGACTTGTTAACCGAGAACGAAACACGCATCGGCGGCACGACTGCGACCTCGCGGTCACCCGCCACCGAGACGGTTAGTTCAAAGTCTCGATTAAAGCGGGACGGGCTGACCACGGATCACCCCCATGTCTGCGGCGTTGAGAACGTAGAGCGAACAGCGGCCCGACTCGAAGTCATCCAACCGTAGCGGGTCAAGCCCTTGTCCGGTGTTGTCCGTCACTATGATGTCAAACGGGAAGTTCTGCGAGCGCATGTGCAGCACGCCGACGGACAGCTTGAAGCCGGAAACCTTCCGCCCGCCGTACTCAATATCGGCTGCCCACATCTCGACGGTCGGGTGAAAGCGCAAAGACATCACGACCTCAGAGTCGTCCAGCAGGATAGTGTGACGCTGGTGGGCGTCGCCGTCGATGTCGTCAAGTTGAATCATCACCCACCCCTTCCGAATACGGATTCCACGGTACTGAACGCCAGCGACTCTTCAACTTCGGCGCCCTTCTTCGCGCCCTTGTTCTTTTCGCTATCGGTCTGGCCGCCCGTTCCCTCGGATGCAACCCCTTCAACCGCTGCGAATTTCAGCTCGGCAAACCGTATCTGCTGGGCCTCAACCTTGAACGTCGTGGAGTCCGTTTCGTTGTCGTAGTTGATCGACAGGGTGGTGATGATCATGTTGTCGCAGCGGCGGTAGGGCATCTCGATGGTGATCGGCACGCGGGTGTTGCGCGTCCGTTCCATGAAGTCCAGGAACCGCTGCCGGTTCGTCGTGGATGCTTCGTCCTGATTGCCGAACAGCTTGCCGACCTGTTCGCCGCGCTCGATCAGGCTGTCGATACGGCGCCCGGCGTCCAATACGTCGTTCGCCAGTGCGGCGACCCGCGAAAGCTGCGATTGCGTGCGTGCGGGGGCGTACAGGGCTGTCACGTTACCAATCTCGGCTTCAAGCTGTCGGACTGCCCGCAGTTCCGGCGACTCGCGCAGATGCACGTCCGATACGTCGCCCTCGATGCTGATGGTCAGCGGGGCGAGGATCACATGGTCGTGGATGACGCTGCCGTCCTCGACTGGAATATCCGGCACGCTGGCGGACAGGTTGTAGCCTTCCTTCACCCGCACCAGTGCCGTAAAGCCGCCGATGCCGATCTCAGCGGGCGGGCCTGCCGGCTGGTCGATCTTGAGGAAGTCCATCACGCGGGCCATGGTCAACGACCCCCAACCGCAAGCTGTGTGCTGGCGTTGTTCAGTTGCCGCTGCAGGCTATCCTCAACCGCCCGCCCGGCCGCCTGTGCGTCGTTCGTGTTGATCTGGATTTTCACATCCTGGTTGACTTGCCGATTATCGACAGCAGCCCCCGGCCCCATTGTCCCGGGCGGGATGGTGGTGGGCGCGGTGACGGTGGGCGCGGTGACGGTGGGCGCGGTGACGGTGGGCGCGGTGACGGTGGGCGCGGTGACGGTCGGCCCGTCGCCGATACCGAACGCCTTGCCGATCAGCTTCCAGCCATCGACCACCATGCCGATCCACTTCATCACCCATTCAAACTGCCACTTGAGCGCCTTCACGATGTCGATGCCGAGGAACTCTTGAAAGAAGTCAGCGATGACGGACTTACCGCCCTGAAAAGCAACGATCAAGTCGTCGATGATGAGTAGCAGCGCCACGATGGCGGCGGTGATGAGGACAACGGGCGAGCCGATGATTGCCATCACGCCCGCGAAGCCGATGGCGTAAATCTTGGCAGCGAGGAAGCCCGCGCCAATGAGCGCAATGACAGGCAACAGCCGATTGAAGGCCGCGAGGATGTTGCCGATCCATTTCACGGCGAACTGAATGCCTGCGACTACCCAGTCCTTATTGTCGGCAATTAGCTGAGTGAAGCTGTCGGACAGCCTACCCAGCTCCGGCGCCACGCCGACCGCGACAAGCTGCTTGACGTGGTTGAGCGAGAACCACATCGAGTCGAGCGACTTTTTATAGTCCTCGGCCTGCCCCACCTGTTCGCCGGTCAGTGTGCCGAGTTCCCGCGCACGATCGCGCAGGCCCGCCATCTCCGCGTTGGTGCGGTTGAGCATCTGCAACAGGCTGGAGTCGATGCCGAGGGCGCTGGTGAAGCTCTCCTGTTCGGCCATTGACAGGTTAAGGGCACGGAATCGCTGGCGCAGTTCGTCCAGAATCGCGTCGGCGGTCTTGACCTGTCCGCCTGCACCGCGAACAGAGATACCCAAGCGGGCGAAATCGTCGCTTCCCTTGAGTGCAGCCGTGCCGATGGTCTTCGTGAGATTGCGCAGGGTGGATTCCATCGCACCCGCGCTGCTTTGCGTCTGCGAGGCAACGTAGTCGAGTTCCTGAATTGTACCGACTGCCACCTTCGTCTCGCGGCTCAGTGCGCCTAGGGCATCGACGCCGGTCAGCACACCGTCAGCCCACATGGAGAACGCGCCGGCCGCCGCCTCAAGCCCGACCAGCATCCCGCCCAGCAGCTTGATGGAGCTGCCGAGCGAGACGTTGTAGTCGGTCAGCGGCTTGGTCGAGCCCATGAAGCCGAACTTGGTGACGAGCTCCTGAATTACGGCAACGGACATTTCAACCCTTCCCCTGTTGCATGTGGTACAGCTCTATATCGTTCTGGATGTGCTCGAATTCCACAAGGTCAAGGAATTGCGGCGTATCCATTCGTTCGAGTTCCTGCAACGACCCGTAGCCTCTGCGCGCGAGGTGAAACAGCGTGGCGTCGTCATCCGACACATTGGTGAACGCTACATAATCCCCGCCGTCCCGCTTGACGCGGACTTTCAGCCGATAGTTGTCCCGGACAAAAAAGGGTAACTGATCACCCCCAGCGCCGTAGTGACGAACGGCAGGTAGTCGTCCGGGTATTTCTCCCAATGGCTGTCGCCGATCACCGACAGCCGGGAATCGTTGTACAGCACGGCGTTGCCGATCACCTGTTCGACGGCATCGAACTCCGGCGAGTCCATGAAACTGAAATCGCCGCGCGCCGCCGATGAGCCGATCCGCGTGTAGAACGCGAACACCTTCCGCCGCTGCTTGTGCTGCATCGTGGTAAAGCGGTAGATGCGTCCATTAATCTCGGCCTCGCCGTCCTCGAAGATGGCCTTAAACATCGCCCGAGCGGCGGCGATCTTGTCCTGGTCGCTCATGATCAGATATTCCGTGTGGCGTTGCGGAAGCGGATGGTGTATTCCATCATGGCGTTGCCGTCAGTGTTGCTTTTTACGTTGGACGGCTGGGCGGTCATGCTGCCGTTTTCCAGGATGTACGACTCAGCGCCCGCTGTACCGTCGCGCGTGAAGTCTTCTTTCACCGAGCCATTGAACACCGTGGGGGTCGCCTGGTTGCGCTGCGAGTTCAGGAACACGTCCGAGCCGCTGAACTTCTGCACGCGCACGATCAGGTCATGCACGCCCGCGTCGTTGCGCTTGTTGATGTTCACCGCGCCGCCCGCGCCGTTGACGTGGCTGCTCAGTTCGTTGACGGGGTTCAATTCGACGATGTCGCCCTCGGCGAAGTCGGTAATTGCAAAGCCATTCAGCACCAGAGTCGTGCTGTCGGCGGACATTGTGATCACGGCCATGAATGTTCCCCTGTTAGTTGTTGAAGTTGATGATGATGTCCACCGAATGCACCGCGCCCGCGTTCTTCACGGCGCACTGCAACACCGGCGACTTGCGCGCTTGGCGGTCGGCCTGCGGTTGGTCAGCCAGTTCACCGGCCAGCCAGTAGAAGCCGTTCTGCTCGATAGCACGCTCGAAGGTCTCACGGTCGCCGAAGTAGTCGGGGCTGGACCATGTGCCGGGTGCGAACACTTCAGCGCGCACGAATCCGCGTGTGGTCTTCTCGCCTTGGTCGATGAGTTGATTCACGCCGCGCTTCGTCTGCGGGATCTTCGTCGCGGTCTGCTTGAGCAGGTTATACATGTCCGTCTGCACAGCGTCGATGAACGCGATCAGGTTGTAGCGGTTATCCACGAAGTCGTTCGCGCCGCTGGACAGGATGCACGCGGTCAGCTTCACCGTCGTGAAAATATCCAAGCCGACAGCCTTCGCCGCCGCGATGACGGTCTGCGAATACTCTTCGGCGGTCACTGCCAGCGTCTTCAAATGCATCGTCAGGGCGCTGCGTTCGGCGTTGAAGTTGACCACATGCGCGCGGGCCATGTAGCTGGCAGCCATGCGGCGATTGCCTGCCGCGCTGTACATCATGCGGTAGTTGGTCAGGCCGGCCAGCTTGATCTCCCAGACGACATTCGTGTCCGCGTCGAGGGTCAGGTAGGTCGAACCGCTGAACACCTCATAGACCAACACACTGTTGGCCTGCGCCCACTCAGCCATCAGCTTGCGGTTTACGTCGGTATCGGCGTCGATGATGGTCAAGCCCTTGAAGTTGACCAGCGCCTTGAGCGCAGTGACGGCGGCGACTTGTGTTTCGGCGGTCAGCACCTCGGACGCCGCACCTTGCACCAGCACAGCGCCCGTGCCTGTTGCCAGGCCGAGGATACTGCCGAGGAAGGTGCCGGACGAGTGAGCGACCGCCAGTGCCATGGTGGACAATGCGCCGGTCGTCGCGGAGGTGACAACGATGGCGTTGTTCACTACCGCCGCCGAGCCGACCACACCGAGGGCGGTGTCGATTGCGGTCGCGATGTCGTCCAGACTGGTCACGCTGCGCAGATCAAGGGCGGACAGCACTTTCGCCACACCGTCAATGGTGATGGACATGGAACCGTCGCTGATGCCTTGAGCCTGATCGACCACAGTCGTCTCGACCAGTTGCGCGCCGGTCAGCGTGCCCGCCGTAGCCGCCACCGTCTCGGACGCGCCGCGCCAGTAGCCCGCCACCAGCACGCCGCCTGCGTTAATCGGGTTGGGATTCGTTCCGAAGAACGTGGTGGCGAAGTTGTACATCGCCGAATCGGTGCCGAAGTCGGTCGCCACGCTGCCGATGTCGCTGTATAGCGCATAGCGGTTGGCACTGGACAGCGGGCCGTCCTGTTGGCTGGTCATGATCGCCACGACGTTCATGTTGTCGCGTGCGGCGAGCTGGCCTTCCGGCAGCAGTTGCACGTTGATGATATTGGTGATGTTAGCCATTATATGCCACTCCCTCTTCGGTTCGGATTTGGATCTGCGCGGTATCAATGCGCAGGGTGTCGATCACTACTTCGCTGCTCACTTCCACAACCATTTCGAGCTGCACCCGCTCGCCATACTGCTGCCCGGTCAGTGCCTTCAAGTCGGTCGGGCCGCCCGTGTGATAGGTGTTTATCCCAAGCGCCCGTTTCAGATCATAGGCCGTTTGCGACTTGGCGCGCAGGCTGAATTCAATGGCGCGAGTGTATGCCCCGGTGCCGTAAAAGTCCAGCGTGACCGGCCCCTTCCACATCGCCCCAAGGCTCAGTTCCTCAGTGTTCCCGTCGTAGGTTTCCATGTTGCCGACGCGGGCGGCTTGACCGAGTTCGTCGATCACCACGAAAGCGGTCTCGAAGTCGGCCCGCTCGAAGTTCTGCCGGCCGACGCGGATCAACTGCTCGTCATACCCCATCAGGTCGCGCACCATCTTTGCGACGGCTTTGACAGAGGGGTTCATGGTGCTGGCTCCAGGCGCCCGAACCACGTGGCGGATATTGTAGCGGCTTTGCTGCTGGTGTGCGTCGCGCCGACAACGGTCCCTTCGGTGAATGGACCAACTCCACCGCCGAATGACGCGGAGATCGCGCCATTCTGCACGCCCACCGATGCCTGCGGGATCAGCAGCAGCGGGCTGTTGTACTGGTGGCCCGATATTTCGTTGGCCACGATCTGTATCAGGCTAGTTGTGTCCGCGGTCACGCTGACTGAACTGGCTACAGCCCCATCGATGAAAAGCCTTTTGCCTTTCGGAACGATCCGAAAGCTGGATGAGCAGCGAAGTTTTCCCGTAGCAATTTCGCTATAGGTTAATGTCCCGGCGCTATTCTTCGCGGTGATCGTCCCCGCTGCCTTCAACCCGGAACCGATCCGCCCTTCTGCGATGTGCATGCACTGCGTGAACAGGAAGTCAGGATCATTGAGAGGCACAGGGGTCACGCCATTCAGCGTGATGACCACATCATCGACCTCGGATAAATCCTGCCGAACATAGTGAATATGCACCGCGCGGATGCCCGTCCCGTTCGCCGTATCGTCGGGACTTGAGGACTGAATCGTCACCCCGGCGTTGTAGGGCGCGAGCGATATGGCGCCGTCCGGCCAGACTGGGAAATCGGTCTCCGCAACCGTGGTTGTCCGCTCGCCGTATGCGGAAAACGGCATCGCCCCTGACGCTAGCCCGCGGGCTATGTTTATCGGGAGCATGCGGAGAACATCGACGATATTCGTGATCGTCGCGTCCTCGGCTATGAATCTGCCAGACTGAGCGGGGTCAGTGCGCAGTTGATTCACTAGACTCATGGCGCAACCGCCGCGAATGTTGCAGTCACAGCCACATCAGTGGCAACATTGAGATCGGTGCGGGATGCGGTCAGCACGCCGTCGCTCCACGCATCGAACGTGTAGCCGGTCGCGGGCGTAGCGGTGACGGCTGTTCCATCGGTACCGGATTGCACCACCTGGAACGCCGTGCCGGTGATGCTGCCGCCACCACCCGCCGAATAGGCCAGTGTGAAAGTTTCAACCAGCGGCGTGCGCTTCGTCTGCTCGGCGATGACCTCATAAAAGCCATAGTCATCATAATCACCATCATCCACGATCTTGTAGTCCTCGCCCTTGTACTCGATGAACTCGCCGACGGCGATCTGGCTGACGGAATGCACCTGCAGGTACTTCAGCGACCAGTCGATGATGTCCGGGTTCAGCTTTCGCTTTTGAGCGGGTTGCACGACTGCCTGAACGGTGCGGACGGCAACCTGATCAATCGGCTCGAAGTCCACGGTTGCCTTGGTGACCGTCTTGACAATGATGGGCTGCGCCCATTCAGCCAGTGCGCCGGACAGGTCAGGTAGCATCGCGCACCACCCATGTGATAGAGCCGCGAAGCACTCCGGTGTCGATCATCACCTGACTTGACCCCTTGCGCGCCTTCGTTTCGCTGGAGATGTCCGGCCAAGTACCATAGCCCTTCGACGTGAACGCCCCCTTCGACACGTTGGTCGCGATCACACCGACACGCCCGAGCGCCACTTCGGCGCTGATCTTGCCGGAGGTCAGCCGCTGAAACTGGTCGGCAATACCATCGTTGACTTGCTGTTGCTTCGTGCGGAACGGAACGCGCAGGAACGAACGCTGCGGAACGCTTTGCTGTGGTGCCCCGAACTCGTGGATCGCGCCATTGCGGATGACTGTCATCCCGTCGCCGTACACCTTGCTGCCGACCTTATCCTTCGGCAGACCGACAAACACGGCGCGCTTCTTCGCCGCGTCGAGGGCGTACGCCATGTCGGTGGTGTACTTGATCATCTGCGCGGGGGTGAGCTTCTTCATACCGCCTGCCCGCCGTAGTTGCCCGCTGTCAGCAGCAGGAACCGCTGGCCGTATCGGGTGCCGCGCAGTGCATCGTGCAGGTCCCCACCGCTGCCGGTTGCCGCCTGGTAGCTGGTGGACACACTGCCGACCGACTTACTGGCGACAACCTGTGACGACGCGCTGCCCGGCATGGTCTCCATGACGATCAGGTGCGCGGTCAGATTGAGGACGATCTCCTTGTTGCGGGCGTTCGTCGGGTCGTAGTCCTCGCCGTAATAAGCCGGGAGCACCGGCTCAATGATGGGGACGTACTGATCGACGGTCGCCGTTGCGAACTCAGGAAATCGCGCCTTGAAGTCACTGAGCAGCGACACGGAAGAACACCTTCAGCCTGATCATGTGCTCGATCTTCTGCATCAGGCGTTCGTTCTTGAGCTGCGCGCCGGTCAGCGTGACGTTCTCGTTCGGCTTGAACGATACACCCACGATGCTGTACATCTGGCCGGAACGGTTGACGACGGTGACGGTCAGGTCGGCTTCGGTGGTTGCCGACAGCTGCGTGTCACCGTCAGCAGGACCTGCGCCAGCAGCCGGAGCAGCCGCAGCCTCCCGCGCCTCGCCGATCAATGCCTTCAGCTTATTGGTGCCGATATTAAGGGCAACCTTCAGGCCGAGGGCAGCCGCTTCGTCGAGCAGCACCTGACGCTCGGACTTGGCCCCCGCCTGCCCGCCCAATTCGGCAAGCAGGCGGGCGGTCTCGGGATCCACATGGGTTTGGTTATCCATGATTACAGACCCGTTAGAACACGACCGCCGAGGTTCTCCAGCACGTCCAGGCCAGCGATACGGTACTTGCTGTCAACGCGATAGTCGAAGCTGCCCAGCTTGATGATCTCGCCAATTTGCAGCGGCAGCGGGATGCGCATCTTCATCACCTCGTCGCTGTTGCTGTATGCCACGACCTTCGACGTGCCGCCGACCGACTCCGCGCGGAAGGTCGAACGGAACTCGACGCCGGGGAAGTTCGCCTTGAGGGCGGACAGCACCGATGCCGAGCCCGCCGCCGTGTTGAGGATTGTCACGGTGATGGTGTTCAACACGCTGACCGGCATGTCGACGCGGTTCGCCTTGTATTCAGGCGTGTTGTTGACAGCGTTCGCCTGATCGGTGATCAGCGTGGCCAACTCGTCGTACATCTGCTGAGCTGTGCGGGTTTCGATGGTGCCGCCCGCGGCGCCAGAGGTGAAGCCGGCGTAGTTCAGCAGGCCAGTCGTGCCCGCCTTGTCGGCGATGCCGATGTAGCCGATCTCGTCCACCTCGCGCAGGTAGATGCGATTGTGGGCGGTAACGTAATCGCTGACCAGGTTCAAGCCTTGCAGCTCGGATTCCTTGATCTCGCTGTCCGTCCACTCGGAGTTCGCCCCGCGCTCGACGACGAGCAGCGTGGAGTCCTCGGCAGCCAGACTGATCACGCCTTTTTCGGACGACGCATCGCCGGTAGTTTTGAAGCCGCCCAGCTCACGCTTGCGCAGGGACTGGATGCGGCGAGCGTAGCCGCCGGAGTTGTCCGCCACGATACCGGACGACACGAAAGACAGTTCGGGATACTTCTTCTCGAAAATCTTCGGGTCAACGGCGGTCAGGTTGCGGGCCAGCACGGCGCCCGCGTAGGCATCAGCGAAGCCCGGACGGCGGGCAGAATCCATGAAGCGGGTGAACGCTTTCAGGTCATAGAGGTTACCGATTTTCATTTCATATCTCCTGTAAAGTGAGTTCAGCCGGGTTAAACAGTGGACAGTGCCGCACCGTCGTTTGCAGCAACGCGCCAGACAACCGCGCCGCCAACCTGTGCCGAAACGAGGCGAATGTAATCCGCAACTTCGGTCAGGGTGATGGTGTTGTTGCCTGTCTGGTTGATCGCGGTCGCCGAGGTGATCACGACTGCACCGCCATCCACGTCGTGGGTGATGTCCAGTGTGATACCCACCGACGCGGCGGCTGCCAGTGTGCGGGTCTCGGCGCCTGCGCTGGTCAGAGCACAGTTACCGGAACGCAGCACAGGGATGGCACCAGCATCGCCCGGATCGGCGATTGCGGCAATGCGCGACACGGCGGGGTACAGTTCGGCCAGAGCCGCTTCAACCTGAGCCGCATTGGTGAAACCGCCAGCGTCCAGCAGGCTAATCGCGCTAGCAGCGTGTGCGCCGGAAGCGTCGCCGGTATGCGCCGAGATATCAGCCGGTGCGGGGGTAAGGTAAATCGCCCACACGCCGCTCTGCACTTCGTACAGGAATTCGGCGTTGACCGCTACGTCGGTATTCGTCGCGGTGGCCAGGCCGTCGCTTGCGTCGCCAGCGTTCGACACGTAGACACGACCAAAGCGCGCCGGGGTTTCGCCAGACTTAACGTCCACCGTCACCACGCCTTCACGGATGAATACAACCTGCGAGAACAGCGCGGAGTCAATGGTTGCACCATCCTCCACGGCGTTCGCCACATTGCGCAGCACCACACCCGCGAGGGTCGGCGTTGCACTGCCGTCCATGTTGTCCAGGCTGCCGGTATCCAGCTTGGCGAAGCGGCCAACCTTCAGGCCGTCCTCGAATACGGTGGCGTCGAGCACCAGACCGCCGGTGCCAAGACGCTCGCCGGCGCCTACTTTTTGGGGGTCATTCAGTTGACCGGTTGCAAATGCCATGATGTTCTCCTTCTCGGTTTCGGTTGTGGATCAGAGTTCCTTATCGGCCAGAGCCGAGAAGTCGTTCGGGTTCTTGTCGCCGAATGTCTGGTACTTGCTTTCGGTCTTCTTCAGCAGTTTGAAGGCCATCGGCAGGTCAGCATCGGAGAACTTCTCGCCCGGATGTTCAGCAGCCAACACGTCGCGCATGATCTGCACGGTGGCCTTGTCGGCAAAGCTGTAGGTCTCGGGCAGGAAGCCGCGCGCCTTCTCCATCACGCTGGTATGCACCTTGATGGCGGCATCGGTGGCGACTTGTTGCTTGCGGACAGCGGCGTTGACGGCATCGGAGAACTTCTTCTCATCGTCCTGCTTCGCGGCGGCAGCCTCTTCGTCTGTCATCTGTTCGCCGGCAGCCTCTTCGCCAGTACCTTCGGCGGCTGTCTCCGGCACGACAGCCTTTGCGGCTGCCACGATTGCTTGCAGCGGGCCAACCAGCGCCTGCAATTGTTCGACGGGTACAGACTTGATCGCCTCGGGCAGGGCGGTTGCCAGCTCGATGATCTGCTGCAGGTTCATGCTGCCTTCAGCGTCGCAGAATGCACGATGCAGGCGCGGGTTTTTCGTTGCCATGGTCTTATCTCCTTGTGATGTTGTTACAGGCTTGCGGTCAATGAAACTACACATCGGGCCGCAGCGGCCCCGATCTACAGCAGCCAGATGGTGAGGCCGGATGTCTATTTGCTCGAAGTCGAACTCGTCATGCGGTACGAGGTCGGCGCCATAGCCGAGCGACAGTTCGCGCTTGCCCGCGTTGACCATCGCGGCCAGTGTGTCGGCCAGCGTGAGGCGGTTGCGGATGGCGATGGTTGTGCTGGTTGTCGGATCGATGGTGTCAACCATCTCGGCGGCATCCACGAAACCGCCGTCGGTGGGCGCTGGGATGTCCAAGCTCACATGGTCGCTGGTGATCGGGATGCCTTGCATGCGCATGGCTGCGTTGGCGATGGTGGCGGGCGAGCGGTAAACGGTGAACAGGCGGTCGCCCGGCTGCATGCCGATCTCAGCTCCGAGGTATTCAATCACACCATCGCGCACTGAGATGGCTGTTTTCTGCTGGGGGTCGTACACCATCGAGTCGCGGAAGTGGCCGGCCAGCTTGTCGCTGAACTGTGCCTTGCAAATGGCGCGTGCAGCGTCTTCCGTTTTACCGGTCGCCATTATCGCCTTCACGTATCGTTCCAACTTCTCGGGCATTTCGCACAGCCTCCCCATGTAGTGCGCACCTTATAGCGCATCATTGCGAGGCTGTGCAACTATTTGTAATTGCTGTGGATTGCTGTAGCGGTTAGTCTTCCGCCGGGATGATCAGCTCGTAGTCGCATCGACAGTTGTGATCCGTGCCGGGCAACATCCACTTACCATCGCACGATGAGTAGAGACCTTTCGACAGGTCGAACTCTTTCCCGTCGCGCACCTGATGGCAGCGCCGCACACGCTCATCGCGCGAGGTGACCCAGCGCGCCGTCGTGATGCCGAGGTTCTGCGCCCGCACCTTCGTCGTGATGCTGGTGAAGTTGCGGATCTGATTGCGGGCGATGTACGAGGCATGGCTCTTCCGCGTCTCAACCACACCGTCGAACTGCTTCATCACCGATTCAAGGCTGTCGCCCTGCGTCATCGCGCGCAGGCTGTTATTCGTGAAGAAGTCCAGCGTGTCGTCGCGCGTCTTCTTCACCCATTGCTGCGTCTCGATCACCAGCGCGTTGATATCAGCGGTCAGCCCTTCCGTCTGCGTGAGTTCGACCGACGACAAGCCGATGCGCTTCTCGACCAGCTTATACAGCTCGGAGCGGTTGCGCTTGTTCACCTTGTCGAGGATGGTGCGCACCAGTAGCTCGATGCGCCCGTCATCGAACTGCTTGAGCAACTTGCGGCGCACCTGGTTGGCGAGCTTCATGTACACGGTTGCGTAGTTGCCCACCTGTGCGTCGGCGAACTTCCCGACCGTATCAACGTGCAGCCCGCCCAGCACTTGATTGCGCCAGCGTTGCGCGAACTGGTCGGTCATGTATTCCAGCAGCTCGGCGAACTCCTGCTCGTGCGCGCGCGAGGCGCCGGGCGGTTTGATACCGATGGGCTTCTCGGCTTTAAGGGTGCGTTGCATCATCGCCCTCGAACGCCTCATCGCTGAACAGCCCGGCCAGCGGGTCGTCCTTGATGATGTCTTTGTCCTTCAGGTAGGCGCGATGATCTTCGCCCATCTCGAACAGCGCGCGGGCGTTGATGATCGCCTTCGTTTCGTAGTCCATGCGCCCGTTCGGTGTCTCGCCTTGGTTGTCTTTGAACGCAGCGTCACCCTTACCACACAGGCGCAGCATCCGGTTGATCGGCTCGATCAGGTACTCATCCTGCAGCGTCTCGATCATGTCTTGGAAGGCTTGACTCTCGGTATCGCCCGAGCTATTCAGCCCCTTCACATTTTCGCCGATGAGTAGGGCCAGCGGGATACCCGTCACCATGGCGAGACGGCGCAGGGTGATCTGGTCAGCATCGGACAGGTTGCTCAACTGCTGCGAGACAACCTCAATCGAGTCATCCGCGTCCACGATGCCCGCCGCGTAGATGCCGCGCACATCTTCGAGGCGTGAGAAGTACGCCACCATGTCCGACTCGCGCTTCGACTGCATGGCCTCCTTGAAGCCCTTCACCTTGTAGAACAGCGAGGACGCCTTCTCGATGATGCGCGGGCTGGCGCGCTGTACGATACCATCGGCGATAAGCTGGTCATAAATCAGGTCAAACTCACCGATGCCGCCATAGCGATAATAGGGTGCATCGAGTTCGGGCGGTTCAACGTAGGTGAAGTCGATGACGCGGGAATGGTGGATCGGCACGCCGCGCACCGTGTAGACGAGCGGCCTGTAGTAGCGGTCGGATTGCAGGTCGAGGTCGACGCCGGTCGGTACGATCATGTCGCCGGAAAATACGGAGAACTTCACCGTCGCCGGATCAACTTGGCGCAATGGCTCGGCCAGCGTTTCACCCTTGTGGTGCAGGACGACGATGCCGCGCCCGAATCCCACCATCCAGCGGGCCGCCTTCTTGACGTGCCGCGCCACCCGCGAGGTGTACCACAGTTCGTCGTCGGTGCTGTCGAAGGTCAGCGTCTCATTGAGTGCATAGCCGGCCTTCAGCCTGACGATCTTACTGCCGAGTCCACTCTTGTAGATCGCCCGTCGCTCTTCGTCGGTCAGAATCACCGTCTCGAATCTGTTCTGTGTCAGGACGTTCCGGCGGTTCACCAGACCCTCGACGAAGTTCGCTACACCATCGGCAAACTCCCCAACCTTATCCACGAATCCAACCATCGCACACCTCTCACAGTAAAGTCCGGTAGTCGATCAGGGAGCCGACCAGCGGATTGAAGGCGATAATAAACGAGTCGGCAAGGTTTGGCGAATCCACATCGCGGGCCTTCAACTCGTCCTTGCTCTCGACCTTCACCTTTCCGGCCAGGTCGAACTTGCGCCGGGGTGTGGTCAGTTCGTCGATCAGCTTCTCTAAATTCTCGCACCCGCCGTTGATGCTGATCAGTTCGTTGGGCTTCACCTCGCGCCCGTACTCAACCGCCTCGAAGGTGCGCCGGAAGCGGTCGGCCACTCGCCACCATGCTTGCGCCTTGAGGTTGCTGAAGTAATCCTGGTTCAACACTTTCGTGTCGCCGTATTCGTCGTCCGGGTCAACCACCTTGCCGCCTGCACCGAAGCCCTGATGAAGTACCCGCGCGCCGCTCGCCATGTTGAGGTCGCGGAATGCCGAGCCGACGAACGCGCCTACGCCTATGTCGTCGTAGTAGATGCGCCCTTGCATCGACCGGGCGAGGTGCCACACACGTGCCGCGCTGCCGGTCAGGTCGTCGGGTAGCCCTTTCCATTCCTGCACGTTGATTGCCAGGATGCCGTAGGCCGTGGTCGTGGCGTTCGTGTCTCCACCGTCATCCGCCACGTCGTAGCCCACCCGCCTCTCACCCGTCACTGTGATGCCGAGCCGCTTGTGCGCGTCGATAGCCGCCATCACCCATGAGCGTTTGATAATCACCCGGTCGTCGTCGGTGAGCGGTTCGCCAAGATAAACATGCTTCGCGTCTTCGGGATCTTCCTCGAATCGGCGCTCGATCATTCGGCGGGATGTCTCAGAGATAAACGGGTTTTCGTCGTGGTTGATCTTGCGGATCACCGTCTCGACGCGGTGTGTCGGCTGCTTGTCTCCGGGCTTCAAGACGATGAACGGGCCCGGTGGATCGATGACGAACCGCTTCCACACGAAGTCAGACACCAAGCGCGGATTGAACACCAACCATACCTGCGAGCCCTCCTTACGGATCGTCGGTTCGAGGATGCGCCATTGCGTTTCGCTGGTAAGGTGCGCTTCTTCAAGCCAAAGGATGTCCACGCTCTCCAGCGACTTGATCTCGTCGATGTTGCGCGCGAGTCCGTAGAAGATGAACTCGGTACCGGTGATCTTGTGGGTGATCTTGTTCTTCAGGATGTCGAACTGGTCGCCCAGGCCGAATCGCTCGATCTGAATCTTGAGCAAGGTATAGACCGACTCTTCGATCTTGTTCTGGAACTGCCGGGCGCACAGGACGCGCAGGCTGCAGTGCTGGGCGAGGAAAATCGCGAAGCCGGCGGTGTCCCAGGACTTCGATGAGTCGCGGCCCCCGTACAGCACCCGGTTACGGGCGGGCGTGAGCCAGAATTCGCGCAGGGCAGGGTTGAGGGTCGGCGTGTCGGTCAATCGCGCAGCCTCGCGATGATCGTCTGCATACCTATCCATGTGCAGTAACTTGGTCGGATGTCCCCAGCCTCCCAGCGCTGCACGGTGCGGATGTTCGTGCGCCAGAGTTTGGATGCGGCGTCCTGCGTAAAGTCACCCCGGAGGGCGATAATCTGCGCCGGGGTGATGGGGTTGTTGCGGTTTGGGTGGTTATTATTCATTGTAGCAGACTGTTTTCATCTCAGTCCCCCTCATTTCCCAGCAATGGCTCTTGTGAATTCCAAATCGACCCACTCCCCTTTTTGCACATCATCCTCCAACCACCAAACTGGATCGGCAGGAACCAGCAGACGCGCACCAGGAAGGCCGGCGTGCCCTTTAGCGCACAGAGCAAACGTTGCCGGATAAAACTCTAACTCAGCTTCCGATTTGGCAGACTTTGCCAATATTTTACCTTCTGCAATTTTAACTTTGATGGTTTCCATTTTCATTTTCATCTCCATGCCCATTTACCCGGTTAGGCGTTCCGTGTTTCGATGTGTTCATTCTACCGACATTTTGCCGCAATGCAAGCTATTTATTATTATTTGTTTCAATGATCCTCAGTCGGGCTATTAGTCCTCGCCTGCTTCGGTTACCGCGTCGGCTCCGCGCACGCTGGCGGTCTGGATGATGGTGTTCTGCCCGTCGAGGTCGGGCGACTCAAGCCAGCAGGCCAGATCGTCGGCATCGTCGTCGAAGATGCCGCAGCCGTGGTGTTTGGCTTCCAGCGCGTCGGGTATTTTAAAAACATTGGGCATGGTTTTTCCTTTCAGGAAGGGCGGCTTGCGCCGCCCGAAAATTTAACGAAGTGCCACCTGCCACTGAGTCAGGTAGTACAGCCTGTTGTCTGTGACTGGCGCGATTTGCTCGTGCCATTGAACGTCATGGCTGATTTGCAGTTTCATTTCGTTCTCAACGATCCAGTCGTTGCCTTTGGCACGGATTTGATCAGCAATCTTTTTTGCGAACTCGCGACCTTTATCGCTGCTCGCTGAATTGTAAACAGCGGATGCGATGTCTTCGAAGTTGGCGATGATGGTTTCTGGTGTGAACATTTTATTCTCCATGCCCATTTACCCGGTTAGGCGTTCCGTGTTTCGATGTGTCCATTCTACCGACATTCTGCCGTAGTGCAAGCCCTTTCGTATTTATTTTTCGTCGTCCCCATCGCCCTCAACCCGCTTGCCGTAGAACTGGTCCAGGCTCATCGGCTGGAAGCTGCCGCCGTTGTTTTTGTGGTTCACATTGTCGGTGAACATGGCGAGGTGCCGGCCTATCAACTCCAGCGCCTTGTCGCGACTGTGCGTGAGGATCTGCAGACCGTCCTTGGTCTTCTTCGCGCCAGCGTATAACTGGCGGCCAGCGGGCGACAGGTTGCGCGTGTCTTTGATGAGCACGATCTCCTCACCCATACCGCCGCACTCAGGGCAGTCGGGCAGCGGTGGGAAGCGGCGGTCATAGCCGAGGCCGCCTTTCACGTCGGGCTCGGCGGGTGCAGGCGCGCGGACACTCGCGGCACGCTCACAGGCGTTGCGGTGAGCCGCCTGGATGTCGTACCACTCGGCGGGCGTATGCTGGTACAGGTGCCCTTCGCCGTAGCAGTGCCGGCAGGGCACGCGCCGCACTTCGACCAGTTCGTTCGGGTCGGCGGTCACAGTTTGCCAGAGCAGCCGCAGCACGTCGTCCGACGCGATGTCGAGCCGGTCGGTGCGCTCACGCATCAGCTTGACGATGAGGTCTTGCACGCTAAGATTTTTTAACAGCAGATGACCAAGCACGCCGGCACTCTTCTCGGTTACATCCGGATAGGCGAGCAGATATGCACGAGTGGCGTTGAACGCACACTCCCCCACGTAAGCCCTGCAAAATATTTCGTCTTTAAGTTCCATAGTGTTGCGGAAAATACACGCATCGCCCACACAATGCAAGGTTACCCACCACACCCCGCAACACCCCAGACACATGGGTAATCACAACCCATTGATTCCCTAACCCCTTATCACCCTATACCCCTATACCCTTAACTCTCTCTATTGATAGTAGATAGATTACAGATATTATACGTATGATGTATATCGTTAATACGTATATACATATCTATACTAACCGGGAGAATGTTCTAAAAGAGTGAAGCCTGTAGTGGGTTTTAGGTAAAGTGGAACAATCCTTTTGTAATCAACGACACCCACAACCCACAACGAAATGCGCGGGGTAACTTGACACCGACCATCGAAGGGCTACAATTACCTACCATCTTAATACTGGTAAACTCATCATGCCTTATTATAGTCTAGTCCACACAGCTCAAAAGCCCGGCGAGGTGTCGCCCTATCCAACCAACAGGGAGACCGCACGCCGAACACGTAAAGACAAGTACCACAACGATGTCGCGGGCGGTCACTGCACCAACTGTTCCGACTATACCGACCGCCCGACGTATCGCCGCTACACCACGACCGACGCCTGCGTGAACTGTTGCACCATCGACGCGCTGGAGTTGTACGGCCTGGCCATCACCCGGTCGCACATCGCCCGCATCGGCGAGCAGTGGTTCGTCGTCGGGTCGGTTGTGCAGCCCGTCGGTGTGCCGCGTGTGGACAAGGCCTACCGCGCCATCAACGACGAGACCCTCGCGCGATACATCGACGCGCTGGATATGCTGGGCTGCCTGGATGCCAACAACACCGACCCCGACCCCGACACCGTGCGGGCCGTCCAGCGCGCCGCGATCAACCCTATCGAAGCGTCGCAATGGGGTCGCCAGTTCTACGTATCGGAGAACCCCTGCGCGAAGTCGGGCCACATCCACGTCCGCGATGCTGAGACCACCATGTGCCGTTACTGCGCGACCGACACCTCCCCCCGCCAAGCAGCCCTAGCAGCCGGTGATCGCTGGTACACACCCGACACACCGTGCAAGCGTTGCGGCACGATGGCGCCGAAGATGGTGGCGAACGGTCAGTGTTCCGGCTGTACCGGCGAGCAGCCCACCGACAAGAAGGACGGCCGCAGTACGCCCGACGCCGAATTGATGCGCGCCCAGCCCGACATGTTGATCGAGCGCACCGACGCACGGCTGCTCGGCATGCGCGTATACCGCACCGGCAGAGCATGCCAGCGCGGTCACACGGGATTCCGATATGTATCAACGGGGAGTTGTATCGACTGCTTGAGGGGTTGATGGCGTCGTAGCAGCACACCGATCACACACGCATCGCTGATTGCCGAACCACGTAGCGCCGCACCGGTCGCAAGTGTTCCACACCTCCGGGGCGAAACGCGGTGCGCTCACCCCGCCGGATTCGTATTGGTCGGTCATGTTGTCAGCCCCTCCAAGTGTCGAAATGATTCTCCGGGTATCCAGCCAACACAATCCGACAATCTCCTTGCAATACGTTGTAACTCACCGTCTCATCTCCCTATAGTCTCACTCACCTTACCGGCCAACCCTAAAGCCTGCTCGGTATCCAACGACATGGCCGACAGAACGTCGACCCCAAAAGCATGATAGAACCGCCGATACGCTTCGGCGTCCGACCGTCCAGCGTCCCGATGATGTGCCGCCCACCACTCCATCGCCGTCCGCAAGAGCTGCTGCGCGTCCTGGCGCCGCACATGCGCCTTGACGTTCGCGTGCTGGCCGGCAACCGGGCAGTGCTGGCGCTGTAACTGTGTGCGATAGTCGGCGGGCGATTGATCGACCCGCCCCACTTCGCCGCGCAGCCTGGACATCGTTTCGGCGTCCAGCTCGGCCAGATCACCGTCGACGAACTCCGGCGCATTACGTGCAGCCGGTTCGGGCTTGTGACCACAATACGGACAGGCGGCATAGAACCGCTCATACACCTGCAGGCATTCCACGTTCAGGCAGGACCGCAATGGGATCACATCGTCGGCAGGCCCGCGCGTCTTCCGGTCGCGGCCGTCCAGCGACCAGATTTGATTGTGTACCGCGTCGGGCGGCCCCTTGAACCGTTCGACGTTCCCCACGTGATCAATGATAACGGCCTTCGGCTTGCGGCTGGCAGCGATGGCGGCGAGTCGGCCTTCGCGCGTCTCAGGCGTGGCGCAGTCCAACATCAGGCGCAGCGCCCGGCCCCACTGCTGGGCGTAGAGCGCGAAGCTCTCAGTCGGGCGGGCCATGATCACCACCTCGATGGCGGGCAGGTCGAAGCCCTCACCGAACAGATCCACGTTCACCAGCATCATCAGGTCGCCGCGCCGGAACTTCTCGATGATATCGGCGCGCAGGTTGTCCGGGGTTTTGGCGCTCACAACCTCAGCCCGCACGCCTGCTTTGTTGAACTTCGCGGCGATATCGGCGGCCGTCTCCACATCGGTGGCGAACGTAACGCCGCGCTTGCCGGGTGTCCACTTGAGATAGTGCTCAGCCACATCGCCGATCAGGTGCGACTTGCGGACGGCGGTCTTTAGCTTGGCTTTCGAAAAGTCACCGTCCGCCCCGGTCGTCACACCGGACAGATCAATATCCGAACGCGGCGCGATGATGCGGTAATCGGTCAGCCACCCGTCGTTAATCAGCTCGCGCATAGTGGGACCGGTCACCATCGCGTCGAGCACACCGTGAGCATGCCGCCCGAGGCCTTTACCGTCCGCGCGCACAGGTGTTGCGGTGACGACCAGACCGCGAGCGTGCGGGAACATCGCCGCCGCCTTACCCCATTTGTTGTCGGCGAGCAGATGGTGGCCTTCGTCAATCACCCACATGGCTATCCGGTGTGCCCACTGTTGCACCTCAAGCGGCCTGGCGATCAGCGTATCCACCCCCGCGCAGACGCAGTGCGCCCGAGGATCGACGAAGTTCGCCCCCAGCTCGACCATGTGCATCTTGACGATACGTCGCACCACCTGTTTCGGTGCGACGACACGATGGCGCACGCCACACCGCGCCAGTGCCAGCGACATCTGCCCGACCAGTTCCTGCCGGTGAGCGATGGCAATCGTGGCGGCGGCACCCGATCCGGCGACGAGCTGCGCGATGTAATCCTGCTCGGACAGCACACCGCTGAACACCACCGTCTTTCCCGCACCTGTCGGAAGCACCGCCATGACGTTCTGGTGACCGGCGGCGAACGCGGCTTTGATGTTGGCGACAAGCTGCGCCTGGTAGGGTCGGAATTGGATCATTTGGTCAGTCATCTCTAAAATAGTCGTAATTGTTCGGGATCGCTGAACAGATCCCCGTGCCATTCGCACCACGCGTTGCCCTTGCTGAAGTTCAGCTTCGCGGGTTCAACCTCAAGATTCCACGGCACATGTAGCCCGCAGACTCGAGGATGGTTCAGCGGTGTCTTGTGCCCAACAGTCCACAGCACTCCGGTCTCCAGCGTGAGCCGCGCCGCCTCAACATAAAATGGCTTGATGTCCCGCATGTCAACCCACGGCGGCGTGGCCAGAATGCGCTGCACCATCCACTTACGGCGCCACGATGGTGGGAGACAGTCCCAACTCCCCGCACCGGCAAGCAGCTTCGCCCGAATTGTGCGGCACGCCCTCGCCCCGAAACTACCGACCCGTGACATATCGCTCACTATGATGTTGTTCAGCCTTCGGGTTCCCGTAGCAATACTTACTGCCTAAACGGTGAGGGAACCAATACCCACCGCAGTTACACGTCTTGCCCCGACCCCAGACCTCGTGCCGGGTGCGCCACTTATCAACGAACCACCGCCGCGCCCCACAGCCTGGACACCGTGGCATATACCGTCGATCAGTGTACTGCTCCGGGCGCTGGGCGAGTGACCGCCGCGTGAAGCACACCGCGCCGTTGATTCGGTTGCCGCATCGACAGGGGATGGTCATCTGGTTCCTGATCGTTAATTAGGTGTTGACAGGCCGAATACTAGCAGTTAAAGTGCAGGCCCGTCAACACTAAAACGAAGAAAGGAAGCACAAATGAATCACATCAGTCTGACCATCCCGGCAGATGACCCCCGCGCCCTTGTGGCCGGTGCGGTCATGTTGCTCACTGCTGCGGGCAAGCTGCCCGAGATCGACCTGGATGATCTGTCCGGCAAGACGTGCACCGGCTCCGGCTCGTGCGGCGGTCACCATCACGGTCCCGAGGTGGCTGCTGCGCCCACCCCTTTACCCCCTGCCCACTCTACTGCGGCTGCCGATCAGTCGCAGACTGCCCCCGTGGTGGATTCTTCAGCAACGCCGCCCGCAGTATCGGCCCCTGTACCGCCAGCCGGTCAGCCGGCATCTGCCCCGACGGCACCTGCAGCCCCTTCGAACCCTGCCGCAGGCGTTGAGCTCGACACCGACGCGCTGCCATGGGATGCCCGCATCCACTCCAGCAGCCATGCCCGCAACGCTGACGGCCGGTGGAAGCGCAAGCGCAATATCAACGAGACGCTGATCGCACGGGTTGAAGCCGAACTGCACGCGGTGATGGCGCTGCCGTCGCCCGGACCTGTGGTGTCGGTAATCGATGGTCGAAGTGTCATCACCGAGGTGTCCCCCGACCCTGCCAATCGGCGACAGGTTGGCGACGTGGTTGGGCACATCGAGGGCGTCGCACCAGTACGCCCCCCGCTCGGTGGTACATGGCCCACGGCCCCGGCACCGCTCAACCCAGCCGGAGCGGCTGCCCCCGTGTGGCCGTTCCCCAACCCCGGCGAGACTCCAGCACCGCCGCCCCCACCCCCCGCCGCCACAGTGTCCGACTTCCCGTCGTTCCTCAAGTCGGTCTCCGGTCTGGTGCAGGCCCAGCGTATCACCATGCCGCGCGTCAATGACATCCTGGCCGCAGCCGGTGTGCCGAATCTCAGCGCCCTGGGTACGCGGCCCGACCTCATCCCGGCAATCTGGATGCAGATCGACAGCGAGACTGGGGGTGCACTGTGAAAAAAGCACTTAAACATAAAAAGCAAGTTGTATCCCACGTGGTCAACGGTTTACGGGTCGAGGGCTCCCACAACGGTGTGTGGGGCAACCTGTCCGGTGTGTCGGGCGACCTGTCTGATGTGTCGGGCAACCTGTCCGGTGTGTGGGGCGACCTGTCCGGTGTGTCGGGCGACCTGTCCGGTGTGTCGGGCGACCTGTCCGGTGTGTCGGGCGACCTGTCCGGTGTGTCGGGCGACCTGTCCGGTGTGTCGGGCGACCTGTCTGATGTGTCGGGCAACCTGTCCGGTGTGCGGGGCGACCTGTCTGATGTGTCGGGCGACCTGTTCGGTGTGTGGGGCAACCTGTCCGGTGTGTCGGGCGACCTGTCCGGTGTGCGGGGCGACCTGTCCGGTGTGTGGGGCAACCTGTCCGGTGTGTCGGGCGACCTGTTCGGTGTGTGGGGCAACCTGTCCGGTGTGTCGGGCGACCTGTTCGGGGTGTGGGGCAACCTGTCCGGTGTGTCGGGCGACCTGTCTGATGTGTCGGGCAACCTGTCCGGTGTGTGGGGCAACCTGTCCGGTGTGTCGGGCGACCTGTCCGGTGTGTCGGGCGACCTGTCCGGTGTGTCGGGCGACCTGTCCGGTGTGTCGGGCGACCTGTCCGGTGTGCGGGGCGACCTGTCCGGTGTGTCGGGCGACCTGTCTGATGTGTCGGGCAACCTGTCCGGTGTGCGGGGCGACCTGTCTGATGTGTCGGGCGACCTGTCCGATTGCGAAATCACGGAGGAGGAACGTGCGAAAGGTGTGCGTATCTCGGATTTGATCGACAGCGAGACGGTGCAATGAGCGGGCATTCCATCATCCCGCCATCGTCGGCCAGCCGTCGCGTTCAGTGCCGTGCGTCTCGCGGTATGGAGGCGCGGCAGCCGGAACGCCCGGAGACCGAAGAGCAGCGTGAGGGGACGGCTGCACACGAACTGGGCGCGGCGATGATTACCGCACTCAGCACGGGCGCACCACTTCCCGCCGCTGTTGACGTGATCGGCTCGGTGGCGTCCAACGGCGTGCGGATTGATGAGGCGATGTACGATGCCGCGTTGATGTACGCCGACGAGGCGCACACCATCATGATGACGGCAGGCATATACGGCGGCCCCAACGTGCGCATCGAACAGCCCGTCGCCATCGTGCGCATCCACCCGGACTCATGGGGCACGCCCGACTTCTCGCTGTTCGACAGCAAGGCGGGTGTGTTGTATGTACGCGACTTCAAGTACGGCCATCGTGTCGTCGATGCGTGGGGCAACTGGCAGATGATCGAATACGTGTCCGGCCTGATGGATGCCTACGAGATCGACGGGCACATGGAGCAGCGCATCACCGTACGCATCGGTATCGTGCAGCCCCGCGCCCCGCATCGTGACGGTCCTGTGCGGTACTGGAACGTGCCGATGGTCGGCCTGCGTGGACACATCAACATCCTCGCAGCCGTTGAGCGTGAGAGCCTGTCCGACAACCCGACCGCCACCGTCGGGCCGGAATGTCTGGACTGTAAAGCTCGGCATGACTGTTCGCTGCTGCAGGAGGCCGGTTCAGCGGCTTGTGCGTACAGCGGCAGCACTGCGCCCGCACCGCTCACCGCCGAGCAGCTTGCCGTCGAATTGTCGCTGATCACCGACTGCGAGGTGATACTGAAGGCCCGCCGCTCGGGGCTTGAGGTTGAAGCCGAGACGCGCATCACGGTTGGCGAGATAGTGCCGGGCTGGTCGCTGGAACGCGGGGGGACGCGCGAGAAGTGGGCCGTACCGACTGCACAGGTCATCACCCTGGGCGACATGATGGGCGTCAACCTGCGCAAAGAAGAGCAGGTCATCACCCCGAAGCAAGCGATCAAGGCGGGTATCGTCGCCGAGGTCGTCCGTAACATGAGCGAGACCCCGTTGGGTGCGTTCAAACTTATCCGCAGTGCAACCACGAAGGCCGCCAAGGTCTTCGGTAAACTTAAAGAAGGAGTATGACAATGGCTTATTTTGATCAAGACCACGTAATTACCTGCCCTGGTATCATCCTGTGGGACGGTATCAGCACACCGAACATCGACGAGAAGGACGGCTCTTTAACTCACAGCCTCAAAATCGCCATCCCTGAGAACGCACCCGAAAAGGTGGAACTCGAACAGATTGCTATGGCGGCCTTGCAAGCGCACCCCACATTCAAAGGCCAGTTTCCGGCGGGTGGTGAGTGGCCCTTGCGCCCCATCGACATGACGAAGTTCGGCGACTCGGCTCCAATGTTGTACGGGCGTATCGCCATCAACGGCAACACCCGCAACGGTGTCCCTAGTATCTACGACGTGAACGGCCAGCAACTCAGTGCGATGCAGTTCGGTCGTATGCTGTACCCAGGCGCTGTGGTGAAGTTGTTGTTGCACTGTTATTCGTTCAACAACAAGTCAAAGGGTCTAGCCTTCGGCCTCGACGGCGTGATGATCGTTGACGCTACAGCGCCGAAACTGGACGTGGGTGGCGGACTGTCGCAGTCTCAAGTCGCAGCGGCGTTCGGCGCGCGGCCTGGTGTGCCTCCGATGGGCGGTGTGCCCCCCGCTGCCGGAGGTGCGGCCCCCGCCCCTTTCGTCCAACCTGCGCCAAGTGCGGCCGCCCCTGGTATGCCTCCGATGATGGTGTCTGGCATCCCGGCGCCTGGTGCTGGCCCTGCACCGACATTCCCTTCTAGTCCGCACACTGCGTTCGTAGCGAATGCCGCCGCACCGGCCGCACCGATACCAGCTGCCCGGCAGATGACCGCGAAGGCTGGCGGCCATAGCTACGAGCAGCTGGTGGCTACTGGCTGGACAGATGCGACCCTGCGCGAGCACGGTTATATGCTGTAACAACTACGGGCCGCCATCGCTGACGGCCCCTTGATGGGGGAACCATTGAAATGATCATCACCAAAGAACTACTAAAAGCTTCGATCCCGTGCTGCGGGGTGAAGGACGTTCGCTACTATCTCAACGGTGCGCTGTTCAGCTATCGCTCGGCGACGAAGCGGCTGGAAGTTATCAGCACGAACGGCCCCATGCTATCCCGCTTCATCGCCGATTACCCGGAAGAGACCGCGCCCGACTTCGACATCATCATCCCAATTGACACCCTGAAGGCTGCCGTCAAGGCGCTCGACAAGTCACCCGCCGTGGCACTGGAACGTATCGACGACAAGCGCTGGGCGCTCGACCTGCAACTGTTCAGCCCTATCGACGGTAAGTATCCAGACTGGCAGCGCGTCAATCCGGATCGCGGATGGTTCAAAGAAGACAGCCCCGCCGGACAGTTCAACCCTGACCTACAAGTCGATGCCCGCGCAGCCTTGCGGGCGTACTACGACGCAAAGGATACCGACTACAAGCTGCACCACCGTGGCCCGACCGACTCCGCACTGATGGCGAAAAGCCTGGCCGACGAGTGCTTTGTGGTCATCATGCCGATGCTGTTCTGACCCATGATCCACAACTACATCACCGACGTTGAAACCTATCCCAACCTGTTCACCATTGCGACGGTGTGTGCGGAATGACTACCCTCTACCTGGACACGGAAACATTCTCCGCGCTGGACATCGCGGTCGGGACGTACCGATACGCGGAGAACGCGGACATCTTGCTGATCACCTACGCCATCGACGACGGCCCGGTGTTCTGCTGGGATCATTCAACCGGCGAACCGCCGCCCGATGTGGCCGCGTACGTTGCGGCGACCGGTTGCACAGTGGTTGCGCACAATGCGATGTTCGACCGCAATGTGCTGCGCCTCGGGAACTTGAGGCAGGATATCCCGATACCGCACTGGCGCTGCACGATGGTGCAGGCCATGTCGCACGCGTTGCCGGGCGCGCTGGATGAACTCGGGCGGGTGTTGGGGTTGCCCGCCGAAGCGCAGAAGCTGCAAGAAGGCCGCGCGCTGATACAACGGTTCTGCAAGCCAGCGCCGAAGAACCACAAGGCCGACCGTTACGACCGGCACAGCCACCCGCAGGAATGGGCGCGCTTCGTGGAGTACGCCAAGCAGGATATCGTCGCCATGCGCGAGATACACCGCCGTCTTCCAGATTGGAACTGGCAACCCGAAGACATCGCGCACTGGCATCTCGACCAGCGTATCAACGACCGGGGCTTCTGTGTTGATCGCGAACTCACATCGGCGGGTGCGCGAGCGGCCATCGAAGAGAAGACGCATATCGCTGTGCGATTCGCCCAACTGACCGGCGGCCTTGCGCCTACACAACGCGCAGCCGTGGCGCGGTTGCTAAACGACCGATACGGCTTGGGGCTGGACGGCACGGCGAAGCACATCATGGAGCCCCTCGCCGCAGATGAGACGATGCCCGCCGAAGTGCGCGAGATAGCCAGCCTTGTTTTGTCCGCCAACAAAACCAGCACGGCGAAGTATGCGGCGCTCGAACAGGCCAGCAGTGCCGACGGTCGATTCCGTGGCGGGTTACAGTTCGCAGGCGCGTCCCGTACACGCCGCTTCGCTGGGCGTGTGTTCCAGCCGCAGAACCTGCCCAGTCGCGGGCTGCCGAAGTATCCGATGATCGACGCATACATCGCCGCGCTCAAGGCTGGATGCCACCGCGAAATGTTCGACGACTTGATGCTGTACGGCGCGGCGGCACTGCGCGGAGTAGTGATAGCGCCGCCCGGCAAGAAACTGGTGGTCGCCGACCTGTCGAACATCGAGGGCCGCATCCTCGCGTATCTGGCCGGGGAGGAATGGAAGCTGCAGGCGTTCCGCGATTACGACGCGGGGAAAGGCCCCGACCTCTACAACATCACCGCGACGGGCATCATCGGCGGCGACCCGTACAACGTGCCGAAGGCCGACCGCAACGTGTTCGGCAAGGTGCCCGACCTGGCGCTCGGCTATGAAGGCGGCGCAGGCGCGCTGCAAACCTTCGCGAAGGCGTACCGCGTGGCGATGGCCGACCACTGGCCCACCATCGAGCGCAACGTCGATCCTCGGCTTGTCGCCAAAGCGGAGACGAACTACATCGAATGGGGCTACGCGAAGGCGGGCGAACTCGGCGTCGACAAAGCGGAATGGATCGCCAGCGAAGCGGTAAAGTTGGCATGGCGCGCACGCCATCCAGCCACCCGCAACCTGTGGTATGCCTGCAAGGATGCCGCCGTTGACGCGATACGGCAGCCAGGCACCGCATACCAAGCTGGCCCGCACATGTGGGCGCAGGTGGTATTCCACCACAGTGGGCGCTGGCTGCTGTTCAGCCTTCCGTCGGGTCGGTATCTCACCTACTACGACCCTGTGCTGACGGATTCCGAAGGCATCTCGTACATGGGCATGGGAAGCGAAGACGGCGCGGGCGGCAGCCGCGTATGGTCTAGGCAGTACACCTATGGCGGCAAGATCGTCGAGAACGCATGCCAGGCCCTCGCAGGCGACGTGCTCAAGTACTCCATGCCAACCATCGAAGTCAATGGGTATGAAACCGTGCTGACTGTTCACGACGAGATTATCGCCGAAGTACCGGACACGCCGAATTATTCGGCAGACACGTTGGCCGCTTGCATGTCCACGCCGCCGACTTGGGCGACGGCTTTACCGCTCGCCGCTGCTGGCTTTGAAACTTACCGTTACAAGAAGGAGGACTGACGCATGAAAACAACCCTATACCAATGGGCCATAAAGCACCACGTCGGCATGGACGCGCTGACCGAGCTGCACGAGATGTTCGGCATCGCTGATCCAGCGCCCACCGTCCCCGCGCCCTTCGGTGAGTCGGAGGCCGCCGTCCAGGCTGCCATGCGGCTGAACTTCAGCAAGACCGGCGGGCGACTGTGGCGTAATAACGTCGGCGCGGGCTATCTGGCCGACGACAGCGGCGGCCCTGCGCGACTGGTACGCTGGGGGCTGCTCAACGAATCGAAGAAGCAGAACGAGCGCGTGAAGTCGTCCGACCTGATCGGCATCAAACCCATCGTCATCACTCCCGCACATGTGGGGTCAACCATCGGTCAGTTCTGCGCGCGTGAGTGCAAGCCGTTCGGCTGGCAGTACACTGGCACACCGCGCGAGACCGCCCAGCTTGCGTTTATTCAATTGATCACCTCGCTGGGTGGGGATGCGCGGTTTAGTTCTGTGGGGGATGAGATATGAATAGTCTGATCGTTTCCAACCGTGAGGAACTGGCTTCCGCCATCGAATTCGCACCGTTGGATAAGGGTGTTGAGATATATCTGGTACGGGGTGACGGTCACACCCGATATGTGCTTCCCGCCGTGATTGACCCGGATGGTGGGGAGGTGTGTCGGCATGGTTATTGGAACGGGCTGGGTGACACAAGGACTTGGACACCTCAATTCATCAACAATGAACAACATGTCGCGTACCAGCGTAAGCGGCGAGATCAACTCGCCAAACAAGTACGGCGCATGGCTGCCCGATTGTTTACGTAACACTTGCGCCCGCAGCCCTTCGCTGTTAATCTTCACCTCGTTACTATCAGGTATTAACAAAATGAATAAAGACGATATTCTCCAGACGGCCATCACCCTCGCCCGCGAGATCGGGCTGGTCAATCTCTCACGCGGTGCACTGTGCGAACGGCTGAACATTCCCGAGGGATCGTTCCTGCACCACGCCGGGCAGACCTTCGCTGATCTGTTCGCCGCCGTGCGTGCGGTGGTGGGTGATGCGCAGATCGCACCCATCACCCGCAAGCGTGTCAATCCCGAACTGCGCGCCCGGTCGATTCTCGCCAGTGCGCTGGAAGTTGCCCGCACTCAGGGCTTCCAGACACTCACCCGAGCGCGTATCGCCGAACACGCGGGCATCTCGCCCGGTCTGGTGGCACGACATTGGAGCACCACCAAGCAGCTCAACCGCGCCATCATGCGCGCCGCTATTGAGGGCGAGGTGCTGGAGGTGATCGCCGAGGGACTGGCCGCAGGCAACGAACACGCGCGAAAAGCACCCGAAGAATTGAAGAGACGAGCCGCCGAATTGATGCTGACACGTTAAGGGGAGCATCATGCAAGCGTTACCGCCGGCACTCGCCGCATTGGGTCTCTATCCCCAATTTATTGTGTACAAGCTCGTCCCGCGCGATGGTAAGACCGCGAAACTGCCGGTTGACCATCGCACTGGGCAGGTGATGCTGAAGGATGCGGACTGGCAGAACGACCCCGCCGCCTGGACGGATGCCGACACGGCCATCAGCACCGCCGCACGCCTCGGCCCATCGCACGGTGTTGGGTTCCTGTTCCGCCCCGAAGATCCGTTCTTCTTCCTCGACATCGACAACTGCGCCGAGCCTGCGGGCTGGTCATGGTTGGCGCACGACCTATGTGGCCGTCTCGCTGGTGCGGCCATCGAGGTGTCGCAATCCGGTAAGGGGCTGCACATCATCGGCATGGGCACCGTCCCGCCGCACCGCTGCAAGGACAAGACCAAGCTGGGTTTGGAGTTGTACACCGAGGGGCGGTTCGTCGCACTCACTGGTTTCAACGCCGTGGGCGAAGTGGCGACCGACTGCACGGCGGCCATCGGCGCCATCGTCGCGCAGCACTTCCAGTCGGATGCTGGCGCGGTTGCCGACGGCAAGCCCGCAACCTGGACCGACCGCCCGACCGCCGGATACACCGGCCCCGCCAACGACGACGAGCTGCTGGCGAAGGCGATGCGCTCCGGCGACATGGCCGGTCAAGCGTTCGGCGCGCGGGCTACCTTCGCCGCACTGTGGAACGCCGACAGTGTGGTGCTGGGCCGCTCCTACCCCGACCAGTACAAGACCCCGCCCGGTCCCTACGATGCGTCAAGCGCCGACATGGCGCTGGCATCCCATCTGGCTTTCTGGACAGGCCGCGATTGTGAGCGTATCGACCGCCTGATGCGCCGCAGCGCCCTCGCCCGCCCGAAGTGGGACAAGCACACGTCCTACATGCAGACGACGATCCTGAACGCTGTGGGCGGCTGCCGAGAGGTGTACAGCATATCCCCCGAAAGTGTTACGCCACCTCCGCCCGAAAGTGTAGCCCCTGCCCCCGTCATCACCACGCCCACCGCACCCGGGACCGACAACGGCCCGATATTGGTCGACGGGTTTCAATACATGGCGCCAACCCAACAGTGCGACCATTTCGCGGGCTGTGTCTACGTCCAGGACGTTCACCGCGTCTTCACGCCGCGCGGCGCACTGCTCAAGCCTGATCAGTTTCGCGTGACCTATGGCGGTTATATCTTCGTGCTTGACGCCGCCAACGACAAGACAACGAAAAGCGCATGGGAAGCCTTCGCCGAGTCGCAGGCCGTCCGCTACCCCATTGCCGAGTCGCAGACCTTCCGGCCCGACCTGCAGCCCGGCGTGATCGTCGAGGAGGAAGGCCGCACAGTCGTCAACACCTATACGCCCGCCATCGTTGACCGCGCCGAGGGCGACGTGACGCCGTTCCTGAACCATCTGCACAAGATGCTACCGGATCAGCGCGATGCGGACATTCTGCTGGCCTACATGGCGGCCTGCGTGCAACATATCGGCGTGAAGTTCCAATGGGCGCCACTGCTGCAAGGCGCGGAGGGTAACGGCAAGACGCTGTTCACCCGCTGCGTCGCACGGGCCATCGGCATGCAATACACCCACCTACCCAAAGCCGATGAGGTGGGGAACAAATTCAACAGTTGGATGATGCGCAAGCTGTTTATCGGCATCGAGGATGTTTATTACCCGGCGGACCGCCGCGAGATCATCGAAGCATTGAAGCCGCTCATCACCAACGACTACCTGCCTATCGAGTTCAAGGGTGTGGACCAGATCAACGCCCGCGTGTGCGCGAACTTCATGCTGAACACCAACCACAAGGACGCCATCCGCAAGACGCAGAACGACCGGCGCTTCGCCATCTTCTACACCGCCCAGCAGTCCGAGGCGGACATTCGCCGTGACGGGATGGCGGGCGATTACTTCCCCGACCTGTACGACTGGCTGAAAACTGGCGGATACGCCAAGGTGTCGCACTTCCTCGCCACGTACCAAATCCCCGACGAACTCAACCCGGCCACCCGCTGCCATCGCGCACCGCAGACCAGCACCACCGCCCAGGCTATCCAGATGAGCGTCGGCGGCGTGGAGCAGGAGATCATGGAGGCCATCGACGAAGGACGGATGGGCTTCGCGGGCGGATGGGTGTCAAGTCTCGCAGTTGATAAGCTACTTGATGGTATGAAGCTATCCCGCGCCATCCCGCCAAACAAGCGACGGGAGATCATGCAAGGGCTAGGCTACGACTGGCACCCCGCCCTACGCAACGGACGGGTGAACAACCCGACGGCGGTAGATGGCGGCGGCAAGCCCAAGCTGTTCATCCGTGAGGGCCACGCCGACCGGGCTATTGAATCGCCCGCCGAAGCTGCGCGGGCCTACGAGTCGGCACAGGTGCGGGGCGCCGTGTCGCTGGCAGATCTGGCGTTCGGGGAGCGGAAGGCGTGACAGCTTATTACAACGAGCACGACAAGTTCGCGGCGGAATGGCTGCGGTCGCGTTCATCGAGGCGATAAAATAGTTGCTATCGGCTATTGACAACCAAATCAATTACCGCTAGACTGGCTGCACGGTTGAGGGAAGGGCCGGATAGATTAAGGGGATGATTATGCTGCAATTCAAGCGTGAAGGAAAAATTGTTGAGAGCGGGCTACTTCTTGCCCCTGACTTTGTTTGTGATGCGGCGAAGGAATATCCCAGCACGGTCAGCCTGCTTGGCGACAAAGTTGTGTGGCAAGGAACCGGGATAGGTGTTCTAGGTGATTTTGAAACCTGGGAGATTTCGACAGTGAGGGCACCGAAATGACCACCGCCCACCAATGTCAAGCCCGCCAATACAGCGACCAGATGTGCTGCGGTAAGTGCGGCCTCGAATGGGATGTGAACGACCCCGAGCCACCCGCCTGCAAGCCCGAGGACACGAAGCCGAAGCGCACCACCAAACCACGCCACACTCACAAGGAGAGCAACCGTGTACGTTGATCCGTTTGATCCAGAAAATCAAGTTCGATTTTACCGCACCGACCCGACTGGACGCACCTCGCCTCTAATCGTCGAGCCAGAGCGCACGCGGTGGTTCGAGCGAGTCGTGATTGGCATTTGCCCGGTCGTATCCGCACTATCACTGTGCCTTGCATTCGTGGTTGGCTGGGGATGTGGGGGTTACGCAAGGGGGACAATCCAGGAGCAGTTCGTCGAGCTGTCCGGTCCGCAGCGCGTGGATTTCATCTACGCTATGTCCACACCGGAGATTCGCCGCGCGATTGCAGAGGACTGGTGTTCAATAAGCCACAAGACGCAGCGCGTGTGTCGCAATGCGCCGGTTTATGCGAGGAGTGAGAAATGAGCGATGCAACGAGAGAAGAGTTTGAGCTAGCCTGCCCGAAGACAGAACATCATGACGGCGGGTCTGTGGTCTACTACACAGATGATGAGTATGAGGAAGTGCTACCTAACGCACGAAGCTCTGCATTCCTTGTAGAGCTTCACGTTATCCCCCAAAGCGTTTACAGTGGCCTCGAACGTCTTGTCTCGTGGCTCGATAGGATCTGTGCACGTTGCCTTCGCCAACGAATTGTCCGGCTGACATTTCACGGCATAAGGGCAGCAGGCCGATAGCATGAACGAAACTAGCAAGATTGATTTACTTAGCATGGTAAATCTCCATCAGAGCATCCCAAGTTTCTTGTGGCATTTTGCACTCAGGATTAAGTACGGTAGTCGTCCGATAAAGATTAGTCACCTTCGGCTGTAGAGCGTCTTTCAAGTCCGCAACAGCACCGGCAGCGGCTGTATTTGCAACTTGCTGGATTAGAGCAACGTCTGCTTTCTGATCGTGGCGGCCTTTGAAATATGCCCCCGTGATAGAAGCGACGAACAGAAGTATTCCGGCGAGAATGGAATACGGGTTCATGTTTTCTCCTCCGTAGGTGCGGCTGGTGGATTCTGCCGCGCCTTCATGTATGTTTGGAACACCTGCACGCCGCCGAGGTAGGTTAGAACCAGCCCGAGCACAGCACAGAACCCGACCACGTCCACGTCCTTGCGCAGCGAGAAAATGAACGTCACGCAGACGCAAAGGAAGATGCCCGTCGCCTGCCCCAACTTGGTTAGGTCGGCATACTGCTTGTCGTCCTTTCCGCGCGAGGAAATGAACGGCCACCAATCCACGGGGCTGTCCTTGTCGCTCATCACCGCGCGCAACAGCACCAACCCGAGAACGCCAAGCAACAGCGCCACCGCATATACCACAAGCATCGGATTGTTCATGCCGCACCCCCCAGAACTTTCAGCGCCGTGCGATACGCCGCCAGTCGCTGCGCGTAGCCCAGCGCGTCACCAACGGCGGTGGTCTTGCGTCCACGGTTGATAAGGTCGCATACCCCGTCGAAGTCCGGAATGTCCGCCCACTTGTTCAGATTGTTTACGTGCCAGAACCACCCGGCCGACCGCGCGGCGTTGCGCGGCTCTTCGAGTAGCATCGGACGGTTGAGTAGGTCCAGCCCCAACGCCTCGCCACACGCTTGATAGTTGTTGTAGCCCGTAACCTGGATCAGCCCTCGTCCCTTGAACCATGGGCCGGTCGTATTGCCGTGCTTGGCGGCTATCGCGACGGCTTCGGGCTCGGTATTGCCTAAATCCTTGCGGTTGGTGTACGCCGTGCCGGACGCCAGTTCAACGACGTACCGAAGCTGGCCGGATTCGTGCGCGAGGTTGGCAAGGAACGCCGCTCGCCGTAATGGCGTGTTGATCTGGAATTCATCCATCGCCGCGTTAATCGGCTCTATGAAAATGTCCGCGCGCGATCTCGCATATGGCATGATCCGTTTCAATTGTTCAGGTTTGATATCAACGCTGCGACTTATCATTTCGCATCCCTCTTCGGCATCAATTCAACCTTCTGATTCACTCCGGATTTAGCTAGGACAAGTTCCATGTAAATCTCTACGCGCTTCAACGTGTCGATTGTGACCATGTTACCTTCTATTCGCGCAATATCTTTCTCCAATTGTGTCACGCGCATATTGGTCGATCCGATCTCGCGCAAAAATGATTGTTGCGACTCGTACATCTTCCACACGAATAGGCACGCTGCGACAATCAGGCCTCGAATGGCCCAGTCCACATACCCAGCCACCCGGTGGTTCATGTCCTGCTCGCGTCTCTCAGGCATTTTTAACTCGCTTATTGATTGATCGGATCATTGCTTCGGCAGCATTCGGACCGAACCTCCACGCGTCTTCAATTCCTAGCGATTCGAGAATGGCCTGACTGCAAAACTTCTTATCGTCGTGCCACAAAATGAACCCGACGAGGAAGTGCAGATTTCCAATGATATTGTACGCCTTACCTTCGTTACGTATGAACCATGCTCGTGCGAACAATTCATCCGCCCATGGCACTTCGATTATATCCCACCTGTCAGGATGAAATTCGATGCGCTTGAATCGAACACCGCCATCTTCAAACGAGCTGCTTGCCGATAACCCGTCGCCGAATATCAACTCGCAATGCGAATATCGGCCGCACTCCCATCCTCGAACAAGGCGGTTGTAGATTCCGCGCAGTCCTAGGCGTGTAGATTTGTAGAATGCCACTTTCATCATAGCGCCACCAGTGCGGCGATTGCTGCCGCCTGCGCAGCCTGCGCGTCCGCGACAGTTTGAGCGTTACTGACAGCAATCTTTCCGCCACGACGAGCCTCCTCAATATCTGCACCCTTTTGCGCGAATGCGGTCTGTGTTGCGATGATATAGTCCGCCGCAAGTTGATATTGTATAGCGCTCGGAGATGATCCGTATATCGCACGCGCTTCGGCACGCACCATCGGATAGGCCGCGATTGCGGCTGACGGATACCCTGCGGCGATGTACGCTGTTGCGTCGGCGGCTTTCTGCAAATATGTCGCATCCTGACCCGTTGCGTCGGTGATATATTTGCGACGGGTTGCGCCGGCTTGTGCGTCGATGGTGAGGTGCGCCGCGACCCGCGATTGCGCCAATGTTTTAACAGGTTCTGCGGCCTCTGCCTGATACGCCGAAATAACTACCGGCGTCCACGTATTTTGTGCCAGAGCCTTTATCTGCGCCACATCGTCAGCAGTTAAACCGAGCCGTGGCCGCACAGCCAATTCCGCATCGGCGTCGCACCCGGGACATAACCCAACAGCCTCGCCGTTGCTCAGTACATCCAGTATTCCGAACCGCCCAATAGAAATATCCACGTTCCCTCCTAGTATCAAGCTGCCGCAATGTAGGTGTATGACTGCGGATACCAAATCATAGTCCCGCTTGCTGTCCACGGTGTACCGGCTGGATTTGTTTGCAGCGAAATCGCACCAGTGTTTGAAAAACGCACAAGGGATGCAACAGGCAGTCCGCCATTGTCAACAGATACTGAGCTATCGTAATAGCTCACCTGCGGAGCTAACGACGATGGCAATCCGATCAAGGTCTTGGTAGTGGTGTTGCTCGTCCCTGTTATATTGTCCGCATTGAAACTGAGCGTGACAACTTTCCCGACTTTCACATACCTGACATCAATCGTTGGGGTTGTCGTGCATCCAGTCAGCGTGAGCGTCACCGTACCCGACGATGTACTGAGCACGGCCCGCCAGTTGGTGCCGTCATCAGTCGACGGGCTGTTGCCGACGTTGGTGTTGGTGTGCGAGATGTAGATGATCTCTCCGACTTGTGTCGTGCTGCCAATGTGATATTCCTGCAGGGCATTCCATTCGGCTACACCCATCTGATGTAGATAGGCGAGAAGCTGGCCAAGCACAAACCCCATCGCGTTGAAATCTTGTTTCACCGGGTTCTCATTGACGCCAACGATCCCCCAGCCGCGCAGAAAGTACGTGTTGATGTTGGCGTCGAGCGTATCACTCTGCGCTACATCGCCGAACACGGTGCGCTCCCCGCCGACGGCATTGGCCCCGAACGCCTTAAGGTTGCCGTTGAATCTGTCGATTTTTGCCATTATGTACTCCCAATGCTCGTTTTATGTGATAATGGGCGCATCATTTGAAAGGACACCCATGAAAACTATCATTCTTGTTTTGCTTCTCGCCACTATGCCTGCAATGGCGGATGACTGGACGATTGCTGACAAACAGCGTGAAGCTGTGTATCTGGCGCTCCATGCGATAGACTGGGCGCAGACGCGGACGATTGCGCGGAATCCTGATCGCTGGTACGAGGTGAATCCGATACTCGGCGAGCATCCGTCGGTTGGGCGTGTGGACGGGTATTTCGCAGTCATGGCGTTAGCACACATTGCCGTCTCCAATGCGCTGCCGACACGATACCGCACCGCTTGGCAGTATGTGTCGATTGGTTTCGAGGCCGGCGTGGCTGGTCATAATTTGTCGCTTGGGATTGGGGTTAAGTTTTAATTATCCCCGCGCCACGATTTCCCAATTAGATCCATCGCTAACAAGCTCAGCCCAACTGCCAGCGGTAGCTGGCAGAATCCCCGTGCCCGCAGCGCCACCAGTTATAGGAATCACGTTCGCTGATGCGCTTACCACGGCGTTGTTTGTAGTGGTCCGAAAAACGAATGTCATCCCACTATAAGACGCGGCGCTAGGTAACGTGATTGTTACAGTTCCAGTGAAATTAATACCTTGATAATATCTAAGCGATTTCTCATATCCAGTAGACACAATAAGCGACAAGTCATGCGTTGCTGTTGTTATATATTGCGGGCTTCCTCCAAATGTTGGAGTGCTTGCCAAGCTATTTGCAATGCGCTGCGATAATGTCGCAGTAGCAGAATTTCCAGAACATGCAGACGCAGTAGCAGAATTTCCAGAACATGCAGACGCAGTAGCCGCATTCCACCCGGCGCCGCATAGCGCGGATAATGTCGAAACGATATTCCCCCAGGTACACTTCCGCAGCAGCCCTGACACACTTTTCCAGCGCCCGAATTCGTCGGCGTCAAGTAGCGTTGCGTCTGATGTGGCGGCGTGTATTGCCGCTGCACTGAGCACGGCCCGCCAGTTGGTGCCGTCATCAGTCGACGGGCTGTTGCCGACGTTGGTGTTGGTGTGCGAGATGTAGATGATCTCTCCGACCTGTGTCGTGCTGCCAATGTGATATTCCTGTGTAGCATTCCACTCGGCAACACCCATCTGATGTAGATAGGCAATCAATTGCCCGAGCCCAAAACCCATCGCGTTGAAATCCTGCATGGTGGGGTTCTCATCAACAGCAACGATCCCCCAGCCGCGCAGAAAGTACGTGTTGATGTTGGCGTCGAGCGTATCACTCTGCGCTACATCGCCGAACACGGTGCGCTCCCCGCCGACGGCATTGGCCCCGAACGCCTTAAGGTTGCCGTTGAATCTGTCGATTTTTGCCATTAT